TTTCTCAGAAACCTATTAACATAAAAGAAGCTTTTGATTACAGAAAAGAAGCCAGATTTCCTGAGCATCTTGTTGCACAACAAATTAGACGCATTGAGGAAAAAGAATATCAGTATGAGTATGTAGATTTACAGCGTGATGAAAACAATGTAATAAAGCAAGTACATACTAACAAGTATCCAATAATGGAATTTCCAATATCTCCAAAAACAGAGAACAAAGAGGGAGCCATTGTGATATACGAAAAGCCAATACCAAACCCTAAGTTTGGAATGTACTATGCTTCTATTGACCCTGTATCAGAAGGTAAAACAACAACATCAGAATCTCTTTGTTCTATTTACGTTTACAAAACTCAGCAGGAAGTGAAGATATATAAGATGGATGGTTCAGTGGAGGTTAGACTTGAAAGAGACAAGATAGTAGCAGCGTGGTGTGGTAGATTTGATGATTTGAAAAAAACACATCAAAGATTGGAACTGATTATAGAATACTATAACGCTTGGACAATAGTAGAAAACAACGTACATCTTTTTATTCAGTACATGATGGAAAAAAGAAAACAAAAATACTTGGTGCCAAAAAACCAGATTGTTTTCTTAAAAGAGTTAGGTAGTAACAATAATGTATTTCAGGAATATGGTTGGAGAAATACTGGTACATTATTCAAATCAAATTTAGTATCTTACGCCATACAATTTCTTGAAGAAGAGATTGATGTACAAACAAAACCAGATGGTACTATTACAAAAGTAACATATGGTGTAGAAAGAATACCAGATATAATGTTACTCAAAGAAATGCAAGCATACAGAGATGGACTTAACGTAGATAGATTAGTAGCATTTTGTGCACTGGTAGCTTTCGCGCGCGTGCAAGAGTCTAACAGAGGATATACACGTAGAGAGGAACATGAAAACTCTTCAAATTTGGAAAAGAGAAATAAAAATAGTAACTTATTTATGAATCCATTTCGTCATTTAGGTCTAGAAACTGTAAAACCAAAAAAAGACAACTTGACGAAATCTAGGAATCCATTTAAAAACATGAGGTAACATGCAAATATTTAACGCACTTCAATTAAAAAATGGCGCAAAAGCTGATTACAATAAGATGGGTACATTCACCCAACCTGTACAGTTTTTATTAGCAAAAGATAAAGATGAAGCCTGGGGCGCCTGGAACATGGATTGGTATGAAATGCAAGGTTTAAAACAAATCAGAAGAAACGCTAGACGTCTTTTGAAGAATTACAAGCTTGCAAATGGTATTATTGATAAAACTGACTATGTTGTAGAAGAAGACAATGACATGGCAGAATTAATTGATGTTCTCACAAAAGAAGACACTTCAGCGTTTGAACTTAAGTTCTTTCCAATAATTCCTAATGTCATCAATGTTATGACAAGTGAGTTTTCTAAGCGTAATGATAAAATCATGTATCGCTCAGTAGATGAAACATCGTTTAATGAAATGCTTGATGAAAAGTACAAGATGGTTGAAGAAACTCTTGTTACTATGGCTGAGAAAAAGATGAAAGCAAAAATTGATAGTATGGGTCTAGATCCAAACAATCAAGAACAAGCTCAGCAAATTCAGCAAATGATGTCAGAAGACAACATTAAATCTTTGCCTGAAATTGAAGAGTTCTTTAAGAAATCTTATAAGTCAATGCTTGAAGAATGGGCAACTCATCAACATAATTCTGACGAAGAAAGATTTAAAATGCGTGAGTTAGAAGCTTTAGCTTTTAGAGATAGCTTAATAACTGATAGAGAGTTTTGGCATTTTAACATGCTAGAAGATGATTATGAACTTGAAGTTTGGAATCCTGTAATTACATTTTATCACAAATCACCAGGAGCTAGATATGTTTCTCAATCTAACTGGGCAGGTAAAATTGACTTAATGACACCTTCTGATGTTATTGATAAGTATGGTTACAAGATGACTGGTGATCAACTTAAAAGTTTAGAAGCAATTTATCCTGTAAAATCTGCAGGTTACATTTTACCAGGAGTTCAAAATGATGGTTCGTTCTATGATGCTACAAGATCTCATCAATGGAATGTAGATGGTCCTTCTCTTGGTATGCGTCAGTTTACATCTTATAGAGATACAACCAATGGATATGGAGATGATATCATCTTAAAAATTCTAAGTGAATCTGAAGACATGATGGATTTTGATAACACTGGTCTTTTGCGCGTGACCACATGCTATTGGAAATCACAAAGAATGGTTGGACATCTTACAAGAATAGATGAACTAGGAATGCTTACAGATATGATAGTAGATGAAACCTACAAGATTACTGAAAAGCCTATATATGATACTAGTGTTATTAAAAAGAAGACACGTGAAACTTTGATGTTTGGAGAACATATAGATTGGATTTGGATTAATCAAGTTTGGGGTGGCGTAAAGATTGGACCTAACAGACCAACATTTTATGGTAACACAGACAACTTAAACTTCTCTCCTATATATCTTGATGTAAAACCTGTGAAGTTTCAATTCAAAGGTGATTTTACACTTTATGGTTGCAAACTACCTATTGAAGGAGCAATCTATACAGATAGAAATAGCAAATCAAGATCTCTGGTAGACAAGATGAAGCCATATCAGATTGGTTATAATCTGGTTAACAATCAGATAGCAGATATACTAATTGATGAATTAGGTACTGTTATTTTGCTAGATCAGAATGCACTGCCACGTCACTCTGCTGGCGAAGACTGGGGGCACAACAATTTTGGTAAAGCATATGTTGCAATGAAGAACTTTGGTATTTTACCATTAGATACTTCTATTACAAATACAGAAAATGCGTTGAACTTTCAGCATTTTCAAACTTTGAATCTTGAACAAACCAATCGTTTGATGAGTAGAATACAATTGGCAAATCATTTCAAACAACAATGTTTTGATGCTATTGGCATTACACCTCAACGTATGGGTGCAGTAAGTGCACAAGAAACAGCTCAAGGAATAGAACAAGCAATTAATCAGAGTTACTCACAAACAGAACTTTATTTCACACAGCATTCAGAATACTTAATGCCACGTATACATCAAATGCGTACAGACTTGGCGCAGTACTATGCTTCTACAAAACAGAGTGTAAGACTGCAGTACATGACAGCACTTGATGAAAAGGTGAACTTTGAAATCAATGGTACTGAATTGTTGATGAGAGATTTTAACGTATTTATATCTACCAAAGTAAATCAACGCCAAATTATGGAGCAGATTAGACAATTAGCTCTTAATAACAATACTTCTGGTGCATCTATATATGACTTAGGTAATTTGATTAAAGCAGACTCTCTTGCAGAAATTACACATACTCTTAAAGCGGTTGAAGCTAAAGTACAAGCACAGCAACAACAGCAAATGCAAGCGCAGCAAGAAACTGAAAAAGCTAGACAAGAAGGTGAAAATCAACGTCTTGAGGCAGAACTTAAATTCAAAGCAGAACAAGCTCAGTTGGATAGAGACAATGATATACAAATTGCTGAAATTAAAGCAGCTGGTTACTCTGCAATGAAAGACTTTAATGAAAACAAACAAACAGATTACTTAGATACATTAGAGTTTTTAGATAAACGTAGAGAAAGAGAACGTAGTCAAAACATGGCAGAAAAGAAAGAAACTAACAGGATGATTGAACAACAAACTGTTAATGATTTAAAACGCCAAGAATTACAAACACGTAAAGAAATTGCTGACAAACAAGTTCAAATTGCATTAGCTAACAAAAATAAATACGATAAAAAGAAATAATCTAGCTATATAGTGTCAAAAACTTTTAGCTTGACTCTTTAAAGTTTAAATTTTTGAAGTTTATTTGCGTATCTTTATAGTGAAAGAAGAACAGAAAAAACCAAAAAACTAATAACATGGAAGATAACAAAACACCAAATAGTGGAACTGCAGAAGCTACTTCTAATGTAACACTAGAAAGTATTGATGATTTTTTACCAATGCCAGGGGCAGACAGTGTTGTTACTACTGAGAAAGAACCTGAAGTTAAAACAGTTTTCTCAAAAGAGCAACCAGCAGATTTAACTTTCTTAGATAATGATAAAAAAGATTCTGAGAACAAAGATCCAAATGCACCTGTAACAAAAGCTGAGATTGATAATGCAATTGCAGAATTAGATACAGCTTTGGCAGCAGAAGAAAATGATGATCCTTCTAAGCCAGGTAGAAAAAAGATTGACAAAAGTGGAATGGTAGAAACTTTCTCAAAACTAATTGAAGAAGGAGTTTTGATGGGTTTTGAAGATGA